AAACCCACTCCCCATACCCTGGGTATTGGTACTCGGTGTATGAACTGCTTTTGTCCACGTACTTGCCCCTGTCAACGCTGAAACGAACTGGTTCACGCCATTAACAGCGTCAATGAATGCGTGTGCCAGACTTTCGACCGCAGGAACAAGTGCGTTTATGACCGGAGCAAGCATTGCTCCTAATGCGTTCTTCAGATGAAGTGATTCCGTGGCCAGTTTGTTCATTGATGTTGCGAACTCGCCATCGTTCAGCCTTGACCATCTATACAGGTTTTCAATGCCTTCGTTAATCGAAGAAGTCACTTCTTTGATTGCCGTTCGTATAGCACGATACAAAGCGATTCTGCCAATCGAATTAAGGAAGGATGTAATGCCTGAAGTAGATTTTTTGATAGACTCTGTGAGCCTTTCATACCCGCTTTTAGCGAGGTTTTTTAACGCGGTAAGAAACTTACCTGTATAACTGATAGCCGTCTTTAAAGCCTTTACTGCACCCTGTTTGAATGTTGCCCAATTCTCAGCCGCAAACAGAATTGCTTTGCCGACCTTGTTGATAGGCCCTTCGTCAATATCGTAACTGACCGGAGCAGAAAGCCCCTGATCCCATGTCGGCATTTCATTTTGCAGCACAGTCGCATTTTGCAAAAATTTCCCGACACCGCCGTTGAGTTTCACGCCGTTCAGGTTCTGAATACCTTTTGTGAACTCAACAAAATTGCTTGCATCGGGAAATTCCGAGACCGTCTGAGCGAGGTCTTTCATTCTTTCGGTGACTTCAGAATCCCTGAAGAAGTCCATGAGCGACTTGGAGATTTTTACACTGCCTAATTTCTCCATACCTTCAGCGAAGGTTTTGAAGTTACTGGCACCGGAAAATGTTCCCATAGCCGCAGACATCTCAAGAAGTTTCTTGGTAACCTCCTGAAGTCGCTTTGCAGTAGGCATTTTGAATTCGATTTTCAGAGGTTTCAGATTTTTGGAACGCGCTTCAACCTCATCAATCGCTTTCAGAGCAGGCTTATTGTCGGCTTCGATTTTGAACTTTACCGGAGCGTATGTTACACTGCTCATCTTTCTTACCTCTCTGATTAAACTTTTTGACGAAGTCCTGAAATGCACTCAACTGCTGATAGTATTCTTTCTCTTCCTTCGCTTCCTCCCGCTTTTCAGTCTCTTCCTTATCAATGGCAAATGGCTTGTCAAGATAAGGCTGAGCGTCATGCGGTTTGAATGCGAACATCGGAGCTGCTGAACACAGTGCCGAATAGAAGTAAGCACCCTGCATCCACATTTCATGGTTGTGATACTTCATCTTCAGTTTGTGCGCTTCTCTATACGCCTTACAGCGTTCGGGAGGGCCATACCAGAATTCCTGATAGGTCATCCCGATTGCCATGTAAGACGGACAGATTTTTTCAAAGACTTCTCTGAGCGGGAGACCTATCCGATCTCCCACATCACCTTTTTTGAATCGTCTTCCGGTTCCTCCATTACGGCGTTCTGAGCTTCATACCAGAACTCACCGAGTTTTGCGATCACCTGTTCCTTCCCCTCCGAAGGGAGATTAGCCCAGATATCATTGGTGGTATCCTGCTTGATCTTCGGATGGTGCATTTTGAATGCCCAGAAGAAGAAAGCCTTGATTTTCGTTGCGGGAGCCGAAGCGGTTTCCACAGGGGTAATGTGACGTTCCTCCATGGAAGAAACAGTATCTAAGTTAAATTCGGCAATATACTCATCGCCTTTAGCGGTAGTAAACGTAATACGATTCATTTTGTCCTCCTAGAATGTGATTACGATGCCAGAGCAATCGGGGAAGTCGGTGCGATGGTGACAGTCATTTCACGGACTTCGTTCACGCCCTTGCCAACGATTGTCGGGTTAGCCATGATGCCGTCAAATTCAAACTTGCCTTCACTGCCGGTCGGAGTCGCAACACCGCCGGAAACAGTTGCACCGAACCATACGGCGTATTCACCGTCTGTGCTTTCATCCGCAGACGCATAGGTAACAAGAGTTGCGTAAACTGTGGAATCATAGTTGGTGGTGAATGCCAGAGAATCATTGTTCTGGATGCCTGGAATGTAGGTTCTCGCCCCATCACTGAGCGTGGTGGTCTCAAGCATCTCAGGCGGCTGAATCAGATCCGGATAGTTCTTGATGTCGCAGACCTTTACCCAGTCGGTCGAAACCTTGCGCATCAGGAAGGATTTATAGGTAGAAGTAGCCATAATGTCTCCTTATCTTGAATAGAAGTTATTGGAGTCAGCCATTCCCTCAAAACGGGCGGTCTGACGGTAAATCGAAGAATCGTTCAGGTTAGGAACAGGAGAGCAGACGATCATCCGGAAATTCATTTCATACATGGTGTTGAAGATGATTCCCATGATTTTCTTTGCTTCCTGTTTCTTCCCTGAAGACGCATTTGAATACACATTCACTTCGAATGTAGAAGCCATGTATTCAGGTTCTAAAGAAGAGTCCATCGCATCGTTAGGGACGTAGGTATCACTCATATAAAGCGATACGTGGGGAAACTTAGAAGGTACCGGCTGATAAGAACTGTCCACATCCGCATTCGGGAACTCTGCAACGATGGCTTCCCTCACACGGGTGAAGACCTCATTCTCTTTGTTAATCATTTGAATACCTTCTTTCCGATTTCTCCCGCACGTTCAATCGTTTCCTTACGTGCGAAGTACATAGCCGGTGTAGCGTCATTACCCCATGTATGGATAAGACCCGGCACAACCTTTGAAGGGCCGTCAGCAGAAGGCTGATTTCCCCTCTGAAGACCGGGAGCGTAGTTCCATCCTTTAGGGGAACGTCCGCGTCCTTCACCGTAGTGTCCATGGGCCTGAAGCCCTTCGGCACGTTCGATGACGGCTTTGACTTCTCCGGATACTTCCGGATGCCTTACACCGGTTCCAAACTCAATGAACATCGGCGCGTTGCCTTCCGCTATCACTTCATTGCCATTGGATATCACATTCACATCGTTATCGCCTGCGTAGATGGCATTTTTGTAATAGGTATCAGCAGTTTGAACCGCCTGCTCTATGAGCTGTTTTTCAAACTCTTCTGTTTTCGCCTGAATATCTCTGCGAATATCCTCAAACATATCTATCCTCCGGTTGCAGGAGAGATTTTTACTTTCCGGACGGCAATAGATATTCCGTTTTTGGATTTCGCAACCCGCTTCACAATGTAGTCGTATGGGTCTTTCGTGTCCGCATCAATCCAGAGCACGGAATTCTCATCAATGGGACATGACATATCAGCAGTCACGATGACTTTGTCGTAATTCTCCAAAGTGCCGAACTGCTCCACAGCGGACTGTCCTGTAGCGGGAGAAATACACCCGCTTTCGAATAAGACAGGTTCTGAGTAGGTTACATCCGGTTCACCGGTGTAGTAACCTTCCTCATCAACTGCCGGTGTATTTCCTTCGTACAGTGCGTAGTAGAACGGAGTCCTGTTGATTACTTGCGTTCTCACAGAATCACCGCCCGAGGGGTGACTTCACGCAGCATCTCACCGGGAATATCACCTGCCGAATAATGGCGGTGAATACCGTTTTCGATGTGTACGCTCTCCCCGTCTGCACCACGCTTATTGAGAAGCACCACGGTCATTCTCATATGAAGGTTGAGATACCTGGGAGGAACTTCGTCCTCCCAAGTCTCATCGAATGGGTGTAACTGATTGAGAATAATCTCTTTAGCGTTATCGAGGTAGTAACCTACCATTTCGTCATCGCTGACTTCGGCCATCTTCTTGACCTGAGCAATCATTTCTTCTCTCGTCATGGCAGGTACCTCCTTCGATTACTTTTTGCCTTTCTTTTCGGCTTTCTTCTGGGTCTTTACGCCCTTTTCACTTACAGCAACAGACATGTTCTTACTCCGTTTCCAGTGTCAGAGCGAGGTCATAAATCTGGGTATGAACTTCGTTTCCGACAGTCTTCTGAACCATGATCTTCTGGTCATTGGAAGTGATCTTGAAGGCCGCATCCTTGTCGCTGTCCAGAGCCGCCATACCGGAACCCTGAGACGGAACAAGACCGACCTTGACATTCTGCCATTCACCGAAATCGAGTGCGAGGAAGTTACCCGGGCCCCAATAGGAAGCGAGATCACCAGTGGTGACATACTTCACAGTACCGGAGATAACATTTCCGTTAATCGCTACATCTGCGCCCTGAAGATCGGAAACAGTGTAGTTGTAGATGGTATCTGCCTGAGCCTTCGGCGCAACAGTGATATCAGCGATGGTTGCATCATTGATGTATTCAATAGCGATGCCATCAAGGAACTCAGCCCAGAGCTTCATGCCCATGAGAGCGAAACTCTCACCGACAGCGGTATGGTAGTTACCGGAAGCGTGGAAACCAATCAGGTTGGTAACGCCTTCAACGGTATATTCCAGACCGAGCATCTGATATTCACCATCACCCGGATCGGTGTAGTACAGGTCAATGTTTTCAACCGGAGTTGCGATTACAACGCCCTGCGGGATCTTGGAAGAAACGAATACGATTTCAGCACCAAGGAAATCCCGAATGTACTGCATGCCCATGACGGTCTGCGTAGAAATCTGCGCACCACCGAGATACTTAGCAACATCGAGGGTATTGACGAATTCCGCAACAGCGGTAACGTCCTTGTCCATCTTTTCAAACTTGTCGATAACACGACCCTTCGCCATAGACATAGCCATCTGGAATGTCGGGGAGGTATTTACAAGAGTTCCGGTCTGAAGGAAGTCATAGAATTCATTGCAGACTTTGTTCTGAAGTTTGGTGAGGAACGCATCATCGGTACGGGTGATAGCGTTACGTGCGCCATACTTATTGACTGCTTCGATGGAGACTGCCTTGGAATACTTTTCAAGGGTCAGGTCATCGAAGTAAACCTCTTCAACGGTAGCCTGAGAGTAAGGGATTTCCTCACCTTCACCGACATTGCCGTCCTGAAGAGTAATTCCAGCCTTGTAAGAAACAAGGCGAGTTCCCGGCTGTTTGCGAATCGGACGCATAATGCTGAGAATGTCGAGCAGGGCTCTCCAGTTGTTTCCGAATCGGGTTACGAAGTCGATCTCCCGAACATGGACATCAATCTGACCCTGTCCAGTAATATTGGGTTTAGCCATTTTCTTTCTCCTTTTTTACAATCCGAATAAATCTCTGTGTGCGGCAATCTGCATCTGGCGTTCTTCGGAGTCACGGATCTTCATGATCTCTTCCTTGGTCATAGCAGTTGCGCCTTCTGAGGGACGTGGAGTCGGAGCTCCTTTCATTACCCCTGCCTTGATGTTCTTTTCAAGGTCTGTAAGCATCGTTCTGGTGTTAGCGAAGAAAGTGTCCATGTCCGAGTTATAGAGGGCTTCAGCAGTCTCAGCGGCCAGTGTATCGGCATATCCAAGTCCAATCAGTTTTCCCGTAATCTCATTGATTGCGGAAGCCTTTTTAAACTGCTCATTCTCAGCCCGAAGGCGTTCAATCTCTGCTTCCTGCGCTGATTTCGCCTTCTCTTCTTCGGTCTGATGTGCGCCGAGTTCTTTCTTGAGCTTGGCAACATCAGAAGACGTTTTGTCCAGTGCGCTTTTGGTTTTAGCGTGTTCCTTTTCCTTCGCCGCCCATACCTTTTCAAGCAGTGCGGATACTTCGTCTTCGCTCATTCCTTCCTTATAGGAATCACCGAGCTGATCTGTAATGAAACTCATTCTTTCTCCTTGCGTTTGGTTTAGCGGTTCTCTCCGCTCTTGCGATATATTTAGAGACCTGTCTCTAGGTCTTAAATCCATATGTAATCGTTCCAACAACGGCAGTTCACATTGTTATCGGCATTCTCGAAGTCACCGGGCCAACGCGCTCTGTCACCGTCAAAGGTCACGAAGTACTCATCTATGCCGACAATGTCATGGTCTATGTAGTCATGCGTTAATCGGACTCTGTCATCCTCCATCGTGTGCCAAACCTTGTAAGGGGTGAGTCCGGTTTTCTCCTGGATCTGTTTAGCAGACCGGTAAGCGGAATCTTCCTCACAGCGGTGGGACTCAGTTTCCACGATCACCTTCAAGGTTTCGGGAGTTAATGTTTCCTCATTGATTCGATTGATAATCCGGTCTCTGAAGGTTTCTCCTTTAGTGGGGGAGTTGACGATGGAGGGTATATCAACTTCCCCCGCCTGCCGGATTTCTTTTTCGGTAAAACGCAGGATTTCGCTTTTTAAATCGTCTTTTTGCAGATTTTCCTGCAATTCCGATTCGGTAAGGATTTCAATTAACAGGAGGTCTAATATCTCATCCTCATCGAATTCTTCTAATTCCGGACGGGTGCGAACCACCTTCCGAAGGTCTTCCCTCATGTTTACAAAGGGGAAACCTTCGATAGTGCGTTCCATTCCGTCAATGCAGGAGAGAATCAGAATTTCTTCTACTTCCTCACACAGAACCTTCTTCTTCTGTTCCGGCGGGAGAGTTTTGACTTCCTCCCACATCTGCGGAAGCAACTTGTGGATTTCGTCTAACATACTCTTCTGATTCCTTCCATGCGGCATCCGGGTCTTCGAACATTCCACTCTTCACGAACGCAAGGCGAGGTGCGATCTTGTCACAGCCAAGCATCTGAGTAAGTACAGTTGCCTTGGTAGCGGTGTTGTCGTAATTCTTGCGGGTGAAGGTAATGTCGATGTTTGAGAGATGACAATCGAATGTCTGGAATGCCCTGACTATATTCAAGATGACCTTTAAGAGTTGGCGTTCACTGCGCTTGAAGTACTTCTCCGTTTCCTTGGCTTTTGCTTCAGCAGCTGTATAGCCATCCCGATAGATAACAGCGAGACCGTTGTCCCCTGCGCCATCGTTGCGGTTCGGCATGCCCGAAATTACAAGCACTGACTTATAGAGATCATCTTTAAGGGTCTGTGCGCCTTCCTGATTTAATTCAGCGGTGATGTACTTCACATCACCCGGCAAGCCTTCAGCGTCCTTGTACTTAATCGCACCGAGGTCTTTTAATTTCTGAACATCCTCTTCGCTGACATCCACGTTATGGAACAACAGGAGGGATTGGATGTACTGAGCGATGCCGTCCATACGGTTTGAGGAAAGTTCGTTTAATGCGTCCAACAGAGGTAAGACAACCTCAATCGCACCTCTTCTTGCCATGTTTAGCGGATATTCGATAATCGGAACCATCCCCATGGGGTTGTACATAGGTACGGGAATGGAAACGCCCATCGTCTCAATCGGGATTTCGAAATAGAATTTCTCCGTATACACACAGTAGATAGTTGTGTTGACGAGGTTGACGGTGTTAACTGTATTGACGATCTTGACCCCCATGACAGGAACTTTAGGAATGCCGTTGTAGTAAACAACAAACGCTTCTCTGGGGTCTAACACGTCTGTGATGTAGGGATCTCCGGGAATGGCGATTTTATACGCTGTTCCGCAGATATGCATCCATGTACCGACCTCAACATTGATTGCTTCAGTGTCGTTTTCCACGTTCCACGCATTCAATTTCTGAATTTCTTCAGAGCAGTCATCTTCCGCACGTCCCGAATAGACAACGGGATCTCCGAATAGGTAGCCTGTTTTAAAAGAAACGATCTCATCAGCGTGGTTTTCAACGACCTTGTAGCAAATATCAGGTCTAATAAGTTTGACCCGTTCAAGGATTGTCTGATTTCCCTTGTAATAATCGTAGAGATAGTCAATATCACTCGCATTTGCACGATGAACGGCCAGTGCCTTCTGCAGAATGGCACACACGTTTTCGGGAGTAATCTCCCTGACAGTGGTTAGGATTTGTTTTCTTCCGGTAAAAACGTTCATATCTCACCTCGCAAAAAAAGGAGCCCCCCTATTTAGGGAACTCCGTTGAGTTATTTTCCTTGCCAACCAGTTTTCGCTTTTCTTCAAGAACGACAATTCGTCCCTGTTCGACCTTTACCACGGCAGAATTGCCACGGTTAATGCAGTGTTCGATGAACGTAACTACCTCTTTAGGCAGATTTCTTTGCATTTAATTTATTCAAAGCATAAATATTCGCATTTGTCAACTAGAAAGGACGCGCAAACACTTCTGCTTTAGCCGCCTTTCGTTTAAACGCTTCTGAAACGGTCTGGGCAAGGCAGTCCGGAGCGTCATCATGTTTATTTTTACCGATAATTTTATAAGAGAAGACATTTGCCATGAACTGAGCGTACTCCTTTGTCCAATGGGTGTTGTTTAAGAAATAGAAATGTTTCTTGATATCCGCTGACGTAGTCCATATTCTCTCGGCTTTAGACGTAGTAGACGGGGCAGGAACGTTAGTGACCACTGTATGGAAGCCCTGCACTTCAAGTTCCTTCTCTATTCCTTCTGAGTAAGACTTGGTGGTTTTAGTGGCTTCAACTCTAACGAGTTGTACGCCGTAGTTTTCCACCCTCTTAACGATCATGGGGATGGTATAGGACTTGTCTAAATTGGAGTAAATGACATCAGGTATATAAACATCCTCTCCGTACTGATAACAAATCGAACAGGCGGTAAAGTCACCCCCTCCAAAAGCGGGGTCGCATACTATATAAATACGGTCAGGTTTGTCGGGGAGTTCACCGTTGAAGTAGTGGAAATCATCTACACTGAACAGACTTCCTTCTCTTTCGATAGGTTCACCTTGATATTGGGCGAAGAATGAAGCTGCATCATTGTTTGCTTCGAAGGAAGCCCTGCGCTGACGGAAGTAGTCAGTGGTGAAACCCAAATTGTACTGATACTCGAAGTTGCTTTCGTCATTCTCGTTTAAAGCAGGAATATTGTAGATTTTATACCGATGGTTTTTGAAGAAGGGGTTGTTATCCAACATGTCGATTCTTCTTCCGATAGGGTCTGCCATTGACCATCGTGTTCCAATCCAGAACAGTTTAGCGGAGAGTTTAGCACGGGTGATGGCGTTGTTATCCACTAATCCCCAAGCGGTAATCAGACGATCCGGGTTAATTGCTTCTTCGTAGCCCGATAAGAGGTCATCCAAGATAAGTACCCCGGTGACATCGAGTGCGCCGTTGAGCGTCCCATACAGACTTCTGGCGGTGAAGGAATGATATTTCTTCTTGCGGGAGATATCCAACGTAGCGTCTTTAGCGTTTGTCATTACTAAAGGCGCATCGGGAAAGATATCCTGCCAGTTGTAAGTGTACTTGTCGTTTATGACCTCTAGGATGCCATCATAGAACGCCTGAGCCACAGAAGCGGTATAGGAGATATAGAGGTTCGATAGTTCGGGATCCCTGCCTAAAAGCCACGCAACATAGAATGTCGAGAGTCCAGTTTTACCGGTTCTTGGAGGTAACGAGAGGAACAGTTCATCTAACTCCCCATCCATTAGAGTCTGAATATCGTCCACCATTGGTTTAAGGACATTCTTACGAGGGAGGTAGTAACGCCTGTCAGCTTCACGGTCGAACTCCATTGCGATTAAGAATGACTCAAAGTTGACAGGGGCATCCCATTTCACCACCCGATAATAAAGATCCTTATACTGACGGGCTAAGTCGAAGTTCTGTATTTCCACTAAACGGGTGAGTTCCTTCTGAAGGGAAAGAGTAAGTTTGGGGGTGAGCTTATGATCCCCTATTCCTTTTAATAAATCGAAGGAATCCTGACTCATGGAGAACTCAGGCTGAGGTTGCGTGACGAGTTTCTCAAACAAATCTCTGTACATAACCTCAAAATATCTGTATTTCCGCTAAAACACAACAAGAAAACAGCGGTTTTGGGGTATCTTTTTGTATTTTGCCGGGAAAATCGGATACCAAATCTATATAACTACAGATTTTTTGCACTCATTTTGATGGGAAAATGGGGAAAAATGAAGGGAACTCAGGGAACATATTCTATTAATCTATATATACATACATATGTCATATATACATATAGTCATATCTTTACTGAATACGCAGTACGCGCGTCATATTATTTTTGCCCTTTATAATATGTTGAGTTATAACAGTACTATTATTCAGCGATATATGTATACCATCTATATATAATATAGGAAGATATGTACACTATAGTTCATTTAAGATATGTACATATAGGGGGCAGGACTTTCCACAGGGAAGGTCTTTTTCTTTTCGCGGGTAGATGGAGGACTAACCCGGTTGCTTTTTCGTTGCTATATAATCCCCTTCCCCCTCCCTTTTTTCGTCCTGTACCCTTTCAAAACCGCTTGATTATGCCCTTTTTTAGTGTTTACTTCACATAATGTACGTTATGCGAGGTTTGGGGCATGATGTGCTTTTTATTGTGAAATTCGGGAGAAAGGCAGTGCATAGGGGTTAATCATGGCATGATGTGGCCTATGGTGGCATGGTATGGCCTGTGTGATCGTGTCCGGCGGTGCCTGGTGCGCAGCTGTGAGGGGGCTGTGATATGTTCCGGATATGCTCGGCCTATCTTCCCGCATTCCATCGGAAAGCCACGAGAGAAGCCGAAACTGGGCCGGAATGCGTGCCGGTGGTCTGTGGTACCCTGCGGAGCTCTGCGGGGCTGTATGGGGCTCTGTTGCGGTCAGATCCGACAGAACGCCCGGAAGAACCCACCATAATCCTAC